GACGGGTCTTCATCGACATTCGCTGATGCTGTGACTTTCTCGCGCTCTGGCAATGCCACGATGGTTGATAGTGATGGTTTGCTTAAATGGGCACCGCATAATCTTCTGACGTATTCGGAGGAATTTACAGGGTATACTCTTATTAGAGCATCACTACCGTCTACAATAACTGGCCCATTCGCCGGGACGACTGCAAAGGTTCTAGTTGAATCAACTGCTGTCGCAGCTACACATTTGATGAGGATACCCACCGTTTCTATTGTTCTCGGTGAGACTTACAGGATAACTGTCTGGCTAAAAGCACAGGGACGAAACGCCGGAGAAATTAACATTAACGCTGCACCGGGAATAACCTGTGATTATGACCTCGGTAGCGTTACAGTCAGCACTGGCACAATAACATCGGCTGGCGACGGATGGTATAAAGTTTCATTTGAATTTACACCGACTGGCGCGTCCTCGCTCTTCCGTCAAATAAATATGACTGAGACGTATCAAGGACCGCTGTCTTACACGGGCGATGGCACTTCAGGCGTGGCGATTTGGGGCTGGCATATGCACCGCAATGACCTCGGCGGCATGACCAACAACCCAGACCAAACAACCGCTGGCCTAGAGTCCTACGTCCCCACAACATCTGCTGCTCGGTATCTCGCTCGTCGTGGCAATCACGTCTACAACGGAACCTCTTGGGTCAATGAGGGCCTACAGATCGAGAGTGAGTCCAAAGTCCAACTACTGCACACAACAAATACGCTCGTAACGCAATCCTACACCACGACAGCCGTTCCGCACACATTGCATTTCACGGGGACAGGCACAGTCACGCTTTCCGGCGCATCAACAGCGGGGCCACTTGTCGGCACAGGTACAGGCGAAGAAAACCGCGTGTCGCTGACATTCACGCCCACAGCCTCATCTCTGATACTAACGGTATCGGGCACAGTCACAGACGCGCAGTTGGAAGTCGGGTCGACGCCATCCAGCTATATTCCCAATCTCGCAGCATCCGGTATAGTCACCAGAGCCGCTGAGACAGCTACAGTAGCCGCTGCGAATATGCCCACGTACACAACCGCAGTTAGCATCCAGACGGACGGGACAATGACAGGCGCCAGCAGTGCCTTGGCGACATGGCAAGCCGACGCGAACAACAACATCCTTATTTCTACAGGCGCGAGCGACTTCAGTTTTACACAGGAATCAGCCTCTGTTGTTGATACCGTCACGGGCGGGTCGTACACCGCAGGCATCAACGTACCCTGCAACATCGCGTCCCGCCACGGCTCCACATTCATCAACGGTGCAGTAGACGGCACAGCCCTAACCGCCAACACAACACCAACATCCCTCCCCGATCTATCCACCACTGATTTTCAGATTGCCCCGACATTCAACGGCAATATAGGCAAGCTGGTCGTATGGTCTGACGACATTGGTGATGTAGGTATTGCGGAGGCGAGCGCATGATTACGATCACCGATCTCGACGGCGTAGAGCATGACGTATTTGCTACGCTCCTTCCCTCTGGCGTTCTCTGGCAAATGGTGCGATGCCCGGATGAAGCGACATTCGATGCTGTAGCTTTAGCAGTTGGTTTAACAGTTTATACCACTCCAGAGATCCCTGCTGTTTTAGATGAAAATGGTGTAGAGATACACCCACTTATTGAAGCATCTGGACCAATCATTACTGCCCCTCATACAACAATTACAAAAATAGGTAGTATTGTATTAACTCCAGCCATCACTGATAGTGAAGGAAACGTAACAACTCCTGCCGTTTTAGATAGTAGATTTCATGCTAACTTTTGGTTAGGTCCAGAGGTTGTAGCAAGAGGTTTATGGAAGAAGTTTGCAATTGCTTGGACAACTTATGGGTCTAACACAAGCATTAAAAATCATAATGAATCTGGTGTCACCTTTCAAAATATAGAACTCATAGATCCAGATTCAATAACTAGTCCAAGAAACGTCCTCCTATAAAAATATTAAGGGTTCTTAAGTGAAAAGTTCACCACCAAAGATGAAATCTACAATGGAAATTGGCCACGGCGGGACTAATACTCGCTATGGTGAAATCCGTGGTGATGAATTTCTAAAAGAACTTAAGGGTAAGCACGGTATTAAGAAGTACCGTGAGATGAGAGATAACGACGCTACTATTGGTTCTGTAATGTATGCTACAGAACAAGTGCTAAGAGACGTACCTCGTACTATTCAACCTGCTGATGATAGTGAAGAGTCAGCTAGAATGGCTGAATTTCTAGGTCAAGTTTTAGAGGATATGGAACACACTCTTGATGATCATATCTCAGAGGCTCTTAGTTCTCTAACCTTTGGTTTTGCCATCTTTGAAGTTGTTTATAAGAGACGAAAAGGGTTTAATCAAAAAGACCCTAAGAAAAAGAGTAAGTTTAATGATGGATATTTTGGTATTCGTAAACTAGCCTCTCGCGCTCAATGGACTATTAATGAGTTTGATGTAGATAAGAAGACTGGTGATGTTTTAGGAATTAGGCAGGACTATTCTCTTGAAGTTGGTGCAACAATACCAGTCAACAAGATTCTTCACTACAAAACTACCAACACTAATAATGATCCTTCTGGACGCTCTATTCTTCGCAATGCTTATAAGTCCTATACTTTTCTAAATAATCTACAGACTATTGAAGCTATTGCTGTAGAAAGAGAGCTGAATGGTATTCCTATTGGTCGTATGCCTGCTGACTATCTTAGTGCAGACGCAACAGATGACCAAGTTGCTCTTAGAAATACTTTTGAGCAAGTATTACGTGACCTAAAGTTTAATGCGCAAGGTTTTGCCCTTCTTCCTTCTGATGTATATACAGATGAAGATAATAAACCTTCTGACATTAGGTTGATGGATATTGAATTGATTACCTCTAATGGTACTCGTAATATCGACATTGACCCAATCATTAAGCGTTATCAACATGACATTGCTAGGTCTGTTATGGCCGAGTTTCTTATGCTAGGCTCTTCTAGTACAGGCTCTTATGCCCTTAGCAAGAGTAAGACAGACCTATTCCTGAGAAGTATGGAAGCTTACATCAACTCTATATATGATGTTCTTAATAAACAACTTGTACAACCTTTGTGGGAAATTAATGGTTTTGATATTTCTACAATGCCAACTATTGTTGCTGGTGATGTAGCCCCACATGACCTTAAAGAACTTGGTTCGTACCTCAGAAATCTTAATGGTGCTGATATTAGTCTAGCTGACCAAATGGATATTGTAGATGCCTTGTTAGATACTGCTGAACTTCCTAAGCTTGACAGAGATGTTTATGAAGAAAGTAGGGCAAGGGTGTATGCTGCTGATTCTGCTCGTAATGAACACTACGATGATGATAATATTAAAGGTGCTCAAGATAGTCCACCAACTAAAGAAACTACGGTGGATAAATAATGTCTAAGCAAGGTAATTGGGACAGAAGACGGTATGAGGTTCCTGATGGCAGACTTGTTCAGGCTGAAAGAGAAATATATAACACTTTTGGAGATAAGGTTTCTATTAGTGCTAAAGGTAAATCCATACTTAAGTTTGGAAGAAATCCTAATTTAACATCTGGCGTAAAAGAAACTGTTTGGGGTCTTGGTGGAAATGAAACCTACGTAAGTTCTAATATTATCGATACAATATCATCTAGTAGTGCGCTAGACCTTACAGCAATGGTTATAGAAGGTCATACTGTAGAAGGTACTGGTTTTGACCAAAAGTTTACTTTCGTCACTCAGGAAATCACTCTAGTTGGTCAAGGTAAAGCAACTTTAACTATTCCATTAGCTAGAATTTCTCTTATATATAACAATAACGGTTCCGAGCTTGTTGGTAATATTTATGTATATGAAGATACTGCAATTACTAATGGTGTACCTAATGATTTAACAAAAGTACACATTACAGTTGAAGATGGTTTTCAACAATCATTTAAAGCCGCTACAACTTTTAGTAATGAAGATTATGCAATTCTTACAGGCGGATTTGGTTCTGTATCTATAAAACAGGCTGCATCGGTAGACTTTTTTCTTGAGGTTGCTGCACCGGGTAGAATTTTTAGGGAGGGCGCTGCTATTAGTGCCACTTCAACAGGCGGTGCTTGGAATGTAAATCTTGATCCTTGTGTAATAGTACCAAAAAATTATGATATTAGAGTTACAGCAACCTCATCTACCAATGGTGTAGAAGTCTTTAGTAATTTCTCTACCTATCTCGCGAAAGTAATAACATGAAATTTGCAAAATATCAATTATCTACTGATGTATTCTCTATGAGATCTATGGCAGAAGGCCGTTCTATTGATTTAGGTCTTGGGGGTTCCGCTCACGTATATGATGTAGATGGACAAGCTATGTATATGCCCGGTGAAACTCATGAGAAGTATTTAGAGGCTATGGGATATGAAGATTATGTTGAACCTGATGAAGATCGTATGGTTGAGGCTCTTAGGGCAGTGGTAGCAGAAATTATGAATAAGTCTAAAGTTGATGTTATCAAAATTGATGAAGAGCATCGTATTGTATATGGATGGGCAAGCGTAACCACTAATAAAGGTGAGTATGTTGTTGACCGTCAAGGTGATGTTATTAAAACTGAGACCCTGCACAAAGCAGTAAATGAATTTATGAAAGGTGTAAGAGTAGGTAAATTGATGCACATGGGGGAACCAGTAGGGCAAATAGTCCACTCATTTCCTGTTACAAAAGAAATTTGTAGTGCGTTAGGAATCCAGTCTGACAAAGAAGGATGGATCACAGGATATTATGTCGAAGATGACAACCTGTGGGCCGATGTCAAGTCTGGTAAATATGCGTCCTTCTCTATTGGCGGACGCGCAACTAAGGAAGAGTATATTGCCGATTAATTTACTCACATCGTTGGAGTTGGATGAATTAAGCCTAGTGGACAATCCCGCTAACCAAATGGCAATTGCTCCAATCTTCAAGCGTGATACTTCTAATGGAGAAGAAATGACTAAAGAAACTGAAATTGATACTGAAGCTATGAAGGCTGAGGTTACTAAGTACAAAGCTGAGAATGAGCGTCTTCGTAAGGCCCTTATTGATAATGGTTTTGTTATTGAAGCAGATAAGGTAGCAAAGAAAGCACCTGTTGAAACTATCGAAGTAGATGGTGAAAAAATCAACAAAGCTGATATTCCTGCTGCTATCCTTAAGAAAATGGAAGCTGATGAAGCCTCTATTGCTAAAGCTGCTGTAGAAAAAGCTGACCGTGAGTTGACGGAAAAAGCTAAAGAAACTCTCCCTAACTTTGACGAGAATGTTGCTAAATCTCTGATGAAGTCTTTGGATGGTGTAGAAGACTATGATAAAATTATGGAAGCTCTGAAAGCTGCTGATAAGGCTTTTGATGCTAAAATGGAAGAACTTGGTAAAGCTGATGTTGATGGTAGCATGAGTGACCCAAAGACTAAAATGGAAACACTAACTAAAGCTTATAAAGAAGCCCACAAAGTTTCTTATGAGAACGCTTATGCAGAAGTAGCTAAGACCAAAGAAGGCTCGGCACTAATCACTGCAATTTATAAATCTGAAAAGGAATAACTTATGGCGACTTCAGGCGCTCAGGTTCGTGAAACCTTTATTGCTGGTGCTGATCTATCTGGTGCCCAATTCACATTCGTAAAAATGAATACAACTGATCGTACTGTTGTAGCTGCTGGTAATGCAGATGCTGCTGATGGTATTCTTATAAATAAACCCACATCTGGTCAAGCTGCTACAGTTGTAGTGTTTGGACGTGAGCGTATCCTTTGTGGAGCTGGTGGCCTTACTGCTGGTGCTCTCGTTGGTGTAGATGCTAACGGTGCTGGTGTTGTAGCTGCTACTAATGACATTGTAGTTGGTCGTGTTGTAGATGCTGGCGCTGCTGCTGCTTATGCTACTATTGACTTCTTCCGTGGCGGCAACGCTGCTGCATAATAAGGAATAAATTATGCCTCTTTTGACTCCTGCTGACGTACATATTGATCAGCCACTTACTAATCTAACCGTTGCTTATCTTCAGAGCGACGCAAACTTTATTGCAGATAAGGTGTTTCCTAACGTCCCTGTCAGTAAGAAAACAGACAAATACTACATCTATGACCGTAAAGAGTTTAACCGTGTAGGTGAAGTAAAACCTCTAGCCCCTCGTACACGTCCAGAACGTGTTGGTATGTCCCTCTCAACCGATACTTATTCGATTGATGTACGTGCCCTAGCCACAGACTTTGATTTTGAGACTCTGGCTAACGAAGATACTATGTTGAACATCCGTTCTGCACAGACTAACATGCTGATGAATCGTATGCGTCTGGATAAAGAACTCCGTTGGATTAGCACTTACTTTGCTACTAACGTATGGGATACAGAGTATGATGGTGTTGCTAATGCAGACGATGATACTGCTGCTGAAGTAACTCAGTGGGACGACTATACCAACTCTACACCTATTGTAGATATTACTACTGCTCGTACTGCTGCATTTCTTGCAAGTGGTGGCTTTATGCCAAATATTATGGTTGTTACGATGGATGTTCGTGACACTCTGATTAACCACCCTGATATTCTTGCTCGCTTGAATGGTGGTGCTACTGTAACTGATACCGCTCTGGTAACAGATGCTAAACTTGCAGAAATCTTTGGTGTATCTCAGTTCCTTACTATCAAGGCAATTCAGAATACTGCTGCTGAAGGTGTTGCAGAGGCTAGTTCCTTTGTTGCCACTAAGAAAGCTGCTCTGTACTATGCTCCACCTGCTCCCGGCCTGATGGTTCCTGCTGCTGGTTATAACTTCACTTGGTCCTCGCTGGACAATGCCTCTGGCTATGGTGTTGAAGTTCGTAGCTACACTGGTGATCACCTCGCTATTGAAGGTATTGCTGAAGAGATCCATGCAGTGATGGCTTATGACCAAAAAGTTGTAGGTACTGAGATGGGTGTATTCTTCAACACTATCCTAAGCTAAGGAAATGCAAATGACCCGACCATTTCAATATGACCAGCCCTTGTTCGTTAGGATTCCTTTTCGAGCGAGGGCAAAAGATTGGGCTAAGAATCAAGAGTTCAAATGGAAAGAACTCAGCATGGACAAAGACAAAGTAATGTCTCTGTACACTCAAGGTTATTTAATCCATGATGAAGAAAAAGTAATTGCTACAAGAACTGGTGATGGACTAGAAGAACTAGGTGCTGATGGTTTGAAGTCTATTGTAGATTCCTACAATGAAAGAATTAGGGCAGTGGCTAAGACTGAAAAAACCCGTATTCAAAAATCAGTTAAGTACTCTAAGATTAATGACAAGCAACGTGGTTTAATTCGACAGTGGAGAAACATCAATGAAAGATGGCTTAACACTGCTGAACAAAATAAATAAGGACTTCTAATGTCTTGGACATATGATGCAACAGAATTAGGAACTTCTACAGAGGCAGAGAGACTAAACTCTGTACGTCTTTTTGTAGGAGACACTGATACTACGGATCAACAGGTCCAAAACGAAGAGATTACTTTTGCCCTATCGCAAACTAATAATAATGTGTACAGTGCAGCATCTTTTACTGCTAGGTTAATTGCTAGTAAATACTCACGTCTAGTCACTACAGAACTAGATGGAATGCTAATGGCTGAGTATTCTGATTTAGCTAAACAATACTCTAAATTATCTAAAGACCTAGACAACCTAGCTTCTGAATATGGAACTCCTAAACTTGGTGTTGTTGGTGGTGGATTAACCACTACTCAGATTGATGCTGTACGTACTCTTACTACTAGAGTTAATCCTTCTTTTAGGATGGATAGGTTTAGAATTGATACACAAGAATATCTTACAGACTATACACAATGACATTCCGCACAACAGTATTAAAACAGCTAGTAGATACTCATGGAAAGGCAGTTACTTTAAGGTCTGTCAGTCATGGTACATACAATCCTGCTACAGGTTCCGTTACAAATACTAACACAGATACTACCGTTAAAGTTTTCTTTGGCTCATATCATATATCAGAGATGAGTGGAACCACTATAGAAGAAGGTGATAGAAAAGCTGTAGTTAATACTTTAGACACTTCTGGTACTTCTACAACAGAACCTAAAGTTGGTGACTTTCTAATTGGTCAAGGTGATACAGTTAGAATTGAAAATGTACAGAAGATATTCTCTGGTTCTACTATAGCTTGTTATATCTGTCAGGTTAGAGAATGATTAGTTTTAGACTTCTTGGTAATACTGGTGCTTTAGCTGATAAAATACGTAAGTTAGAGAGACAGATTGACACTTTTAAGACTGGGATATTAGAAGAGTCTGCTGCTTTTTTAGTACTAGAATCTCCTGTTGATACCGGTGTATATATGGACTCTCATCACGTAGGAACTAGTGCTGCAAGTGGTTCAACAAGTTCATATGGTAAACCTATCAATCAACCGTACCAGCCATACGCTGATGCTGCTATATCTAGACTAACTTCTGAAATAAATGCTTTACCAGAAGACTCTAAAAGAGTTGTATTTTCCAATACCTCAGAACATGCTGATGAAGTAGAATATACTCATGGACATGCACCTTATACTAAAATGAGGTCTAGACTACCAGAAATAGTAGATAGGGCTGCTGCAAGGGCTAAAGCAACATGAGTGTGTATGATGATATTAGATCAGCTTTAGAAGTTAGGTTAGCTGCTACAACGGATGTTCCTGCAATCTCTTATGAGAATGTAAAATACATTCCAACTACAGGTACTCCCTACATTCAATCCAGAGTTATCTACAGTTCAAGAGTCCCTGCTGTAAGAGGGTTAAATCAATCTACAGGACAACCTCACCAACATAGATATAGAGGAGTATTTCAACTGCTACTTCATTATCCAGAAGATGTTGGCCCCTCTGCTTCACAAGAAATGGTTAATACACTAATTGATCGTTTTGAATCTTCCACAGATATTTCTTTTACTAACACTATCCCTAAAACAATCTATGTAACTGTAGATTACGCCGAACAAATGGGGGCCTATAACAGAAGCCCTTGGTATGTTACTCCAGTAAATATAAACTGGTATTGCTATGACACATAAGGAACTTTAATTATGCCCACTTTTTCTCAAGGCTCTCGCTCTGGCCTCTCTTATCTTGAAGAGGTTACATTTGGTACAACACCTGCTGGTGATTTTGACTCTCTTCCCTACACTACTCATTCCCTAGATTTTACTAAAGATCGTGTGCAAGGTAATGACATTCAACCAGACCGTATGCCACGCCATGACAGACATGGTAATAAACAAGCTGCTGGTGATATTGTAACTGACTTACGCGCAGATGTATATGATTCTTTCCTAGAAAGTTTGATGTTTGGCACTTGGGACTCTACCCCTGCTGCTGCTCCAGATGAACTTAAAGTAGGGACAACCCCTAAGTATTTTTCTATTGAAGATTATGCTGCTGACATTGACCAAGCTAGGCTCTTTACTGGTATGGCTGTATCTCAATGTGCTTTCTCTATTCGACCTAACCAGATGGTAACTGCTACTTGGGGTATGGTTGGTAAAGATATGACTATATCTGCTACAGAGAAAACTGTCACTGCTGCTTCTCTTAATGCTCCATTTGATGCTTATTCTGGTGCTCTTACTATTGGAGATACTGGAGGTGCTCTTAGTGCCGTAGCTACTGTAACTGGTATCGACTTTACTATTAACAATAGTTTGAATCCTACCTTTGTTGTTGGATCTGCTAGTACACCACAGCTTGAATATGGCATGGCTTCTATAGAAGGTACTATTACAGCTTATTTTGAAGACCTGTCTCTTATGAACAGATTCATCAATGAAACTGAAACTGCCCTTAAAGTTGCTGTAGATGATCCCACGGGTGCTAATGAATATAGCTTCTTATTCCCAAGAGCCAAGTTTAATGGTGCATCTGTCCCTGTAGCTAACCCACAGTCTCGTATCATCACTATTCCTTTTGTTGCTCTCTATGACAGCACAGAGGCTTCTAACATAGTGATCTATAGACCTGATACAACGTAACGTCTCTTAGGAGACTAGATAGGATGGTTGTCGTCGGGTCATCTATCCTATCGCTTATTAAATAAACCCGATTAAATTTAAATCCCGAAGGAAATCCGATGGACCTCTTAGACTATATCCCAGATACTAATGACCTTATTGTAGAACTTAAACTAAAAGATACTGTTCTACTTAATGAAGACAAGACCCCTATGACCATTACTTTCTATGGCCCTTATTCAGAGGAAGCTAAGAAAGTCAAACATAGTATGATTGATGAGAGAATTGCTAAATCTCAGAAAGAGTCTAAGACAACTTTTAGTTCTAAAGAGGTTGAAGAACTTAATATTATCTCTTTGGCTAGAAATATAAAAGAGTGGAATATCACTTTTAATAAAAAACAACCAAAGTTGACAGAAGCAGTTGCTATTGAAATTTTTACTAAAGCTTTTTGGATTAAAGATCTTTATGAAAACGCTGCTGAAAATACTCTGGGTTTTATGAAGGGCTAACATCTGACCTATTAGATTTCGCAGAACATAGCTTTAAATTAAGTAAGGTTCAACCAGACGGTATTAGTCTTAGAGAACACTTGCAATCAGTACAAAGGCAGACAGGCAATCCACCAAAAGATCTAATAGGGCCAGAGTTCCCTAGTCTAATGGAAAATGTCTGGTCTGCCTTTAAGCGTTTAAGTAATAGAAGATCTTCTGCTA